ACTGACCTTCTGTTTCCGCCGCGCCCCTTACGTCAGGGGGATTGCTCGATTTCTTCCCCATGCTACTAACCTCCGCGCAATAGCTTTGATATTTCGTCCATCTGGGAATTCCGCATCTGCACAGGCTGGACGGGTTTCATAAAACCCTCACCGTGCAGGGGTAACTGTTCTGGCTGGTACATCTGCCGATTAGGGTCTTGAACCGGTACAGCAGGGTGGTTAGCCACCCCAGTGGCAGGTGTGGGAGAGGCGCCGGGTGCCGGAGCTGGCGCACTACTCTTCTTGCTACCTTCATAACCTGGGACGCCTAACGTCTTGCCTGCTATGAACATCGGGTCAATCCGCCCCAAGTCTCCTACTTGACCATCAGAAGCACCTAGCACATCAGCAACGCCAGTCGGGCTAAGTTTATAGGTTAGATTTCCCAATTCATCAAAAAAGCTCATGCGGCCTCCCTGACCGGTAAGTACCGGCAATTCTCTTTTTTAAGTTCCATCACAATGTAGTCACAACCTTCAGCCCAGCCATTTTCCAAACGGATCTTTTCCGTAAAACCCATGTGCTTGTTCAACTTTACCGCCTTGGTGTTGTCCCCCGGCACCATGCCGTAAATGTACTCGACCCCCGCCTCAATAAAGACAAAATCAAATGCGGCCTCAATGAAACCATACCTTAACACCAGAGGCGTTTTAATGAACAAATGCATCTGGACGGAGTTATGCGTCCAGTTGTCCATCAGAGCCGCTCCAACGAGCGTACCACCCTCATCTATCGCCACCAACCCCATCGTATCCTCAACCCATAAGACCGGTAGGTCGGCCTGTATGACGGCCCAGTCCCTGGAGGGTACGAGAGGACGGATGTTCAGTTTCACCCCAGCGACCCTCCCGTGGTGAAGGTCACATCCCAGCCGACAAAACGGGTGTCAATCCGGGTATTGCCTGACATGGCCACAGCCACATATCGACCCCACCCCCAGCCACCGATGACCCGGTTCTCCCCTTTCAAGATGGTAGTTTCCCAGACGTCAGCATCCCAGACAGCGGCATCCCATGTACCACCATCTACAACTGGAGGGGCCACGCTGAGTTCAGCTTCGGAGAGGTCGTAGTCATAGCGAGGCTGACAGGTATAGGACAGGTCGCCAGTAGAGACGAAATCCGCCCGAATACGATGAACCCGTTTAAACAGCCCTTCAGTGTCAAAAGGGCTGTACCCGGTGAGGACATTAAACGTGATGGGGATGCCGTTAACATCCTCTACAGGATTCAGGAGGACGTTATCCGCGAATGCGTCCATCACCAGAACACGCCCGTCGCCGTCACCGAAAATGATAACCCCTTTATACGAGTCAAAGGAGATTATGGGGGCGTCGCGCCAAAAGCCCCACCCGTGGGCTGAAAAGTTGTACTGGTACTGAAGCCGGTCGCCGGGAAGAATGTCCGGGGAGTTTACAAGCAACCCACCTTCGGAGGGTATTAACTTCACATTCCAGCCATAGGTGTCGAGGGACTGAACCATCCTCGCTCTGATGCGTTCCGCGATCTTGCTGGTGATGTTGGGTGAGTCCACCCGATGCCCTGAAAGCTCAGAGTCCACCCCCTGAAGGAGGAGGTTCATGTCGTTCAGGCCAGTGATAGACAGCAGGAACAAGGTGCCGCCAGTCTGTATGCCGACTCCGGGGCCGACAGGGGTTTCACCGATATAGTACGTCCCGTGCAGCGACCATGTGTTCTCGTCACTCGGGTCAGTACCGTTATATGGGAGGACGTCTCCGCCACGGGAGACCGCTACAAGGTAGTCATCAAGACCTTCACCACCATCTACAGACCAGTTAAACAGCCCGGTTAACGCGCCACCGTGGCGGAACTTGGAGTCAAAGAAGAATGGAGTGCAGGCGCCTTGTTTCGCCCCAATACCGAGATACCATGCATTGTTTTTCTCTTCTTCAATGAACCAGATCCGTTGCTTGTAGACCACTACAAAATTGATATTCTCGGTGATAATTCCGCCAGTAAAGTCAGCCTGCGTTACCGCAACGAAGATATTGGTGAGGGAGTCATACTCGAACAGCCCGTTCTTGCTGTCGGCGTAGTAAAGAATGGTGTCGCCTGCATCAGTGACGTAGTGGCTATACGTCCCCCATCCAGCGTTTACTGTCTGGTTGGCGAAGGTAGCCTTCAGAATAGGGGCGGCACCCCCTATGGTGACATCGTAAATACCTTCATTGGTCACTGCGAACAGCCGGTCATCCGCGCCGTCAGAGGCCACACCTTCAAACGGAATGATAGTGCGGACGCCGAGACCGCCCAAACCTATCTGATGCTCTCGATAGCCGGGACGGACTTTCATGCCGTAATCATACGGGACGAGGTTGTAGGTATAGATGCAATGCAGAGGGTCGCCCAGAGAGACGGCCACTCGGGTATCCACACCACGGACGGGCGAGTGTACACGCTTCACCTGATTCTGCTGGCGAGATGCTTTCCCTACCTCTCGTGCCGCCCCGATACTCATAATCCGAACGAAGTATCAGGGACGTTATAGTTGCTCAGGTACGGCAACCCGTCACGCCCTCTACCCGCATTCAGGACAGGCGCGGCAGCGTTATGTCCGGTGGTGAAGTTGAACAGCATGTTGAAATCAGCCTGGGCCTTGGAGGTAGCGAAGCCGCCGGCCTCCAGCCATTTGAGCTTCACATACCGGGTAATCAGGGTTTTGTCGAACAGGGGCTTGTCAGTGCCTGTTATGACCTCTGACTGGTAGGTAGGACTCAACTGCCCGTCAGTCACCCACTCGGTGGTGATGTACTCAAAGTTGATATCCAGCCCATCAGGGGGTGGGATGGGGTACAGGTTGAACTGCCCTTCAGATATTCTAAAGCTGGCGTACAGGGTATTGGAGGCCAGATCCCGCCCTTGTAAGTACGTCCACTCTTGGGGGGAGAGAGGCCCACCAAGAGGGACGTTATCAGTCCGCTCCCAGCCGGTCTGATTAATCATGTAACCGAAATCGGCAGGCAGCGGGTAGCTTCCGCTATCCAGATTCGATGTTGTTATCTGATGCTCGCGGGTGAGGAACTCCCACGCATATGACTGCATCAGTTCTTCGCCTGCGGTGTTGAGCAGGTAGCGCATCTTCAGGAAAGCCGGGTCTTGACTCGAAAACGGGTCGCCCACCGGCTCGATACCGACCTCAGCGGCAACCCGATTAAGGATTTCGTTTGCGGGTATAATTGTCGCTAAGGTCATTCCTCACCTCACTCAGCCGTTTCGGCCTTTGCTCTACGTCGTCGGGTCGGTTTAGCCTCTTCACCGTTGGCCGCGAGGATGCTCGCCATCTTGGCCTCCATGTCGTCCAGGCGCCGTTGAAGTTCCTCTTTTTCAGCGATCAGGGCGGTAGCATCTGCCGCTTCGAGGAACTCCGCAGCTCTCTGCTTGAGCAGTAAACCACCGTGGATCTTATGGCAGTTGGAGTCGGCCATAGAGACCAACTGCTCCACGGTCTTAATGTGCATGTAAGCAAACTCTTCAACCTGGGCGCGACTGATTTGCGGCCACTGGGTCAACGGAGTGCCTTCCTCTGGCATCTCCGTTCGCTTCTGAAATGCCTCATAATGTTTCGGGAAACGTGATTTATCCGCCCATGTGGCCGGGCGACATGCTTGCGCGTCACGTTTACCCGCGACACGGATTTCAATGTATTCGACCTCTTTGAAAATAGGACGGCCCTGTTTCAGAGTTTCCTCTTTGTTCTCGCGTTCCTTGAGGAAAAACCTGACCAGCAACTGGTCATCCATTCTCTGCTCATTACCATGCCGAAAATCATCCGGGTCTACATTTCCTGTCAACATACTTTTTCTCTCTCTATCGTTGGGGTGTTCTGATTATGCGCGTATTCGCTCAAGCTTTCTAACATACTTATCTCGTCGCGATACCCGCTTCGCCAGTTGCGCGTCTTCAATCTCGCTGCGATTATCTTTTCCCGAAAGCATCGCAATATCCTCTTCTATCTTTTCAATTCGCTCTTCATAGTCATCAACGTGGGCATCGTAAATAACCTGTTTAAGAGCGATAAAATCTTTCACGTTCACATACCTCTTATCTACCCAGCGAGCGACCGGCACAATCGGCAATAACGCTAATACCGCGATTGTTACGGTGAGTATTTCAAACCGACTCACGGCGCTCTCCTACACTCCTGTCAGCACATCAGTGTCGTTGTTATCAATCTGAGTCGCCTCATTGTCGCTGCCGATAATCACAGTGCAAGCTGCTATGAGTACAAGCATAGTGATAACAATCAGTGACGGTTTCATATCACACCGCGAACAGATCGAGTCGTGTGGCTGGCACGTCTGCTGTCCGTTCATGCTCTGCCCGAACGATGACATTGCTACCAGCGAAATCAAACACTCCGCCTTCCTGTAATAGTTCACCAAGAGCAGGTATAGGTGGTGCCGTAGCCCCACTGACATCTACTGCCGTCTTGAAGTTGTCGATATCTGCATCAAAGATAACTGTCGGATT